GAATTAAATGTACATGAGGCCACGGAACCGTTTGTCCTGCTGATTGGCCATAGTTAAGACCAATATTAAACCCATCCCATTCTCCGGTGCCTACACGTTTAATTCCATCTTTAACTGCATCTTCAAAACAATCCATTAGCACATCAATAGTATTGTATTTAGGCACAAAAAGAAGATGGCCATCAGTAACAGGATACTTATCTCTAAATACTCTAACATGATAGTCTTCCTCTACAAGTTCGGTCCACGGTGCTTTTGAATCTTCAATAAAATCAGGCTCCGACGGAAATACTTTATGTTCGTGTTTCATTTTGACCACCACTCTTCCCAAGGAAAATCAACCCATACATCCTCTTCTGCTTTGTTAATTTCCATGCCAACAAAATCCATTTTTACATTACACTTACTAGCAAGATTATCAACTAAAACAGCAAATTTAACATTTTCGTTCCAAACTTCGTTCCACGAGTCGTCTCCTGGAAAACAACTAGAGCGCCAATCATCCATAATCCAATTAAAGGTAGCGCCACTATCGTTTATATCGTCTACAATTAAAATATTTTTGTAAGTAGCCCCGTCTTCTAACAAACCACTAGCTACATCTAAAATACTTCCAATGTCGTTAGCATCGTCAATTATACGATCCTTAGTTGGAGGACCAAGTGCATCTTCTGCCATCCACATATTGCTTTCTCCACCGCTGCCATCTCTTAAACTAACATTTAAAGTCCACATTGGTACATTAAGATAATGACTCAACAATACAGCGGGAATAAGGCCACCGCGAGTTAGGCCAACAATATAATCTGGCTTCCAATATCCTGTTGCAATATTTCTTCCAATTTTTGAAACCAACCCTGTCATTTCATGCTGGTTGATTATGAGCTTTTTCATATCTCTCCTTTAGATACTCTTCATGTTGTATCCATTTACCGTTAACATCAAAACCCCAATCGCGTTGTTTAGGACCAGGCATAAAAATAGTCCAGCACTCAACACCTGGTTCTAATTCAACACGATGAAAGCTATTAGCACTACAAGTTCTAAAATGACCAGGACCTCTCCAGAATCTTCCTTCTGGAGTAGTTTCCCAGTAACCACCTTTGAGAATTAGTGTAGCATAAGGCCAAGGATGATCGTGTAAATCGTCCGGATCACCTTTTAAGAATTTGTGTAAAAAGATATTAAATGGAAAACGATCTCTATCTTTTAGAAAAAGATAGTAACGTTCTAAATATGGTTCGTTTACTTCTCGATCCATAACGATACGTTTACGACCCATACCTTCTAAAAGATTAAGAAACCATTTCATGTGCGATCCTTTAACCATGCGTCTACTTTTGCTTCTGCTTCTTCTTGTGTAACAGCATAAGCATAGATCCAAAAACAATCATCTTTACCTTTGATATCAAAAGGAACACTACCGTTAAACAGGATTCCTTTTTCTAACATACGTTTTACTTCAAATTTCTTTAAATTTCTTGCACGATTAATTAAATCGTTAGCCATGTCTACTGAATTCATCTTGGGGCAAACTCCTGTTGTAGTTTAATGTTATCAAAGAATTCTTTCTTTGTACCAGGATCATCTTTAAACGCACCTTTGAGTACGGTGGTCTGTGTAAGACTAGAATGTGCCATAATACCACGATTCTCACAGCATCCGTGTACTGCTTGAATATAAACGCCTAGGTCTCTAGCTTCTGTGGCTTTTTCGATCTCCCGAGCAATGTCATTAGCAAGTTCCTCCTGGAGAGTACCACGTCGGGCACACCACTGGGCGATTCTTGTGTATTTGCTGAGTCCGATGAGCTTTTGGGCAGCAATAATACCAATATAAGCAACGCCAGTAACGGGTTGGTGATGATGGCTACACATACTGCGAAGCTCGCTACGAACAACCAACATACCTTCGTAACGGTCCTCCGAGTCATTTGGAAACGCTGTTGCTGATGGTTTTGGGTCATATCTTCCTGCCATTATTTCGTTAAAATACATCTTAGCAAGGCGACGTGCTGTGCCTTTACTATTAGGATCGTTTTCACGATCAATTAGCAACCGATCAAGCACTAGTTCAAATGCCTCTGTTGCTTCGTCAATTAGTCGTTCTTTATCGCCTTCGTGTAAAAAGTCGCTGATATTATCGCCAGCCCAAAAGCGTTTGCCCTCACGTTTCATTTTAAAACGAAGATGATCGCCTAAGTATGCTTCTTCGTAACCACCGTTCCCTGCCATTGCGTCCAGGGCTGTTTCTTTTTTATCTGTCAATTAAATTTCTCCGAGTTAATGTCGTGGATGACATATTAGTTATTTTAACATATCTAATAGGTTATCGCAACTAAAATAGTTTTCTTTTAGTTTTGTTACTTGTTTATTTAGGCGAGGTAGATAAGATTTATAATTTTCCATATAGTGAATAACTCGATCTACAACAGCACTTCTGTATTTTTTATAGCTGTCAAATGATTCTGTCCATTCGCTAGGATATTTGAAATCCTCCATTGACATTTCGCTGTAACTTAAACGATCTGGAACCATAGGTATTGCATCAACAATTGCACCTTCATACCAACTAATACCTAGTGTTTCTTGCAGGTTAGCACTAAACACAAGTTTAGCTTCTCCTAAGAAATTATGATATTCGTTTTTGGTTAGTTGGCGTTCTTGACAAACAACAAATTCATACTGCGGTAACTGCTCTTTAAGATCATTAAAAATGTCAACTTGTTTTTCAGGAGCAATACGATGAGGAAAAAGGATTAGATCTTTTTTAGCCATTCCTTTATATTGCAATAAAGTATCTTCCATATACTCCATTGGCCAACCAGTACGAGTCATTTTATAATAATTTTCTGGTCCGTACATACCGCCAAACAAATTCTTATTAAACATTTCGATATGAAATTGAGTAGCAAAGTAGTTGTGGTCGAACGCATGAAAGAAACTTTTCTCAGCGTGTCTAACCCAGGGAGCATCGCCGATGAGTCTGCCTAGAAAGTCTTGAGGATCGTATGACCCAGCATGCCATAAGCCATGTGTGGTTACTGGAATGTTCAATAACTCACTCATGTACTTTAAATTTATGATACCAGGATGCCAAGCATCAGTAAACAAAAAGTGATCGCCGGGATGAACGGCTCCGTTACAAAATAAACGCCCCATCTGCTCAACTTGGCTAGACTTATAGATATTAGTCCCGCCAAAATTAAGAAAGGCGCCAGGAGTAGTGGCACTAGGAATGTCCGTAGGACCAGATATAATTTGAACATTGTGACCTGCCTTTCGAAGAAGTGAAGGTAAATGGGTTTTCCACTCGCCTGTATAGCGAGTTTCTACTGCTTCAAGGTCAACGAGGAAAACCCTTGCCATATTAACGACCCCTGCGATCGTAATTTCGATTGTCGTAGTTACGACCTTCGAATCTTGGTTTATTTCCTTGGTAAGGTCGACGTGGTCGCTTACTTGCCAAGTATGCACCATAATTAGGTGCATCTTTACGATACAACTCCGCTGGATCAAAATTGCGAAGTTCGAAGCGACACCAGTCGTAGTATGCTTCTAGATCATCCCAAACTTTTACAACGTCCGGGCGGTTTTCAAAATAGGAATAATCCTTATAATTACGAGCCATTATAGCTTTCCTTTAGTACTTGATGAAACTACCATTTTCTCCGTCTTCGGAGACCTCAATCCAAACCTCACGGTCGGGATACTTTTTGCTAATCATGTCATATAAATCATCTGACATCATTTCGCAACTTTTAAAATCTAAACTCAGTGTAGCATCTGCGTAGAGATTTTGCAACCAACGTTTAAATTGAATAAACTCAATATCGCGGTCATTGTGAGTAACACCAATCCATACCTTAAAATGGAAGATATGTCGATGTGGATAGCCTAGGAAACTTACATCATATTCATCACCTGTTGCTAGGTTAGGATCTGTAAGTGCTGCGGGATATTTGTGCATACCTTCTTTTTGAAAGGTAACCCAAATCATTTTGTTAGGACGAATGTCTTGTTTGATAATCATATTTGCATCAAGCCGTCGCACAGCTCTTTAATTTCATCTCTGGTCATATTAAAGTTATAGATACTTGAAGTATCAACTTTACCTTGTTTATTTAGGCTTTCTTGCACAAAGTCTAAACTAATAAGACCTTTTGGAGCAATACATTCGTTTGCTACAACCTTTAAACGAAAGCCGGGATTTTCATGTACAACAAATTCTTTTTTAACTCTCATCTTTGCAAAGCCTCCATCATAATAATTTTTGCTAAACGATCACCTAAATCTTCTGCTTCTGTAATAACATGCATAGTATTTTGATTACGATCTCTATTACGATCATAACTACGAGTTTCTACAACGTATCCACCACTTGCTTTATAAATCTGTAGTCGCATACCTTCGGAAGATAGTTTATCTTCTTCAACATAGATACCACGATCTGCTTCGATATCGTCTTGATGGTCCATTAACCAGTTGCGAAAACGTTGTTTTAAAGTTAGTTTCATTTCTTTCTTTCTTGCCTTTTTAATTTTATTCAATCCGTAACCAGGTGTTCTTGCGATTGACTTTTGGCCAATGGCGTAGCCTGCTGATACTTGTCCAGTACTCATTTAATAATTTCATCCTTGCCATATTGATCCCAATCTGTGAAGCGATCTCTTCCCAGAAGGTCCTGTAGGTTATGACACCATACCCCAGGATTAGTTGCTGAAAAATCTTTGTCGTCGATTTTAAGAGTGGCGTTATAACCTAGTTGATTAATATAAGGTAATTTTACACTGATCTGCGGAATAAATCTACGTTTTTCGGTAAGACCGCTTTCAAGCAATCCTTCCGTTTCGCTGACATCAAAATCAAGAGTACACCAGAAACCGTCTTCGGCGTCTAAGCATACATAGATCATATCTTCCCAAGGACGCCAGGTTTCAACATCATTGACGCCGTTAGTTTTAAAACTTTGGTTAGCACCAAAATAGATATGTTTGCAGTCGTTATTACGAGCAAGTTCCATAATAACATATGGATCATGAACGCCTACAACAAAAAGAGTTTTCATTCCAAAGGCAGGAGTCTTTTCAATTTCGACTCCTGTAAAGAAGGTGATGTTGTTTTCAACACCAGTGGAGTAATCACGTTTCATTTTTTAAAAAGATTTTTAATTGACGTAAGTAAATTATAATATCTTGCTTTGTAATTGTCAACAAGAATTTGGTTAACCACAGATTGATGAGGACATCTTCCTTGATTCCAAGTACAATTTGGTTGAACGTCTTCTTTACAATATGTACATTTCATTCTTCTAGACCTGCTTGTTTAGCCTGCAATAAAACAATTTCATCTTTTAAAAATAATCTTTGTTTTTTTAATTCTTCTAGTCTTAAGTCTTCAAATAGCCCATTTTTTTCTAGCGTGTCGATTTGTTTATTCAACACTCGATGTGCTTCTTCTAAATGTTTAATTCTATTTTCGTACATAAAAACTCCTTATTCAACTTTAAGATTATCTAATGCTTCGTCTTCTCTATCATCAGTCCAAGAAGTTTCATCTTCTGATTCTTCATAGAACAATGTATCTGCAATGTTAGTAACACCGCCACGTAGTCGAGCACCTTCTAAGTTCTGTAAGAAACCAAGTCGTTCAGCTTCTGCAATCATAGTAAATGCTTCATCTTTAGTTTTAAGAGCAAACAATTCTTCAACAAACTGATTAAAGTACAAAATATTACGAGGTACCCATTCCGAACGTTCATCGCTCTTATCGTTGTCTTTTACTTTACGCCAGTGTCTCCAATCTGGTTTGTAACTAGCGTATTCAATATCTGCAAGATTGTTTGCACGTTGAACAGCACGAATATGACATTCAACATTATGACCCATCATTAGAGCATAAGCAAAACTATCCCAACTAGTTTTACCTTCCTTGCCAATCTTGTTTAACATTCCTGGAGCATAGTGGCAGATATCCGCGACCGTAAGTCTCCTACCAAAATCGGACTCGAAAGGAAAAGGTATATCGTGCCGTCCGGCAAGACCCTTATTGTCCGGGGCTTTATCCATGATAACACTGAATCGCTTATTGGTATGTTGGGCGTTAGTATATACCAATCCGTGAGCTGTTGCGATGAAAGGTGAAGCGCAGTCAAAGGAAATTGTGAAGTTTTCATTTACGTGTTTTCTAATTTGACGTTGAATGCTTGTTAAGTAACAAGCCCAATCCAGCTGTGCGGTACCCAAGAAGTGCATCCAATCCTTGCCTTCTAGCATACCATCAAAACGCATAGTGATTAGTCTGCGTAGTGTAATAGGCATTTTGCACATATTAGCACCACCCATAGCCCAACCTTCTGCGGCTTTGTCTCCATACTTGTTTGTATCGGAATATTCTTTTACACCCTGGTACCACGCTTCTGCGTTTTCCCAGTTGCTACCTTGTAAAACATTTAATAGCTTAGTGCCGCCTTCTTTGGCACCTAAACGATTTTGAATAAAGTATTCGTTATTAAAACGAGTCTTTTCTAAACAATCTTCAAACGATTTTAATCCTGTCTTTGGGCTGTGAATGTGATCACAAGCCCATGTCGGAACGTCTAGCATCATTGACCAATCAGCAGTTACGTCTAACCAAGTTAAAATCTTTTCGCGAGTTTTATTTGCTTCAGTACCTTCAAAGTTTTGCCAGTCAAACTTAATAACACCTTTACCGATCTGATAACCGCCTGAATCTCCTAAGATCATTGTCTTTGAACGATCACGCTGTTGAATCATAGATTCTTGCGTCATAGACTTAGTAATGTCTAATTGAGCATGACCCGCTGAATACAAGGCAAATTTATAATAAAAATATCCTTGTTCGGGATTTAAAAAATTCATACCTTCAATACCGCGATCAAAGTCTTTAGGAATGCGGTCATCTGGAATAAATTTTTCTAAACGTTGTTTTGCAACGTATGTAGAATAGAAAGAACTAATAGCTGGTAAGTATACCGCATAGTCCTTTTGTAGTGGTGTTAAATCAACTGGTGGTTGTTTCTTCATTTTCTCTCGCTAGTATTGATGTAAGTTCTAATCTTGTCTTTGCCTGTTCTAGTTGGTCTAATGCTATACGGACTGCTTTATTAGTTGTGGCCAACTTGTACCATTCTTCTTCCTGCTTCATACGTTTAATAGCCCAGTCAATGGCCTTTTCTGCTTCATTATTTAGGCCTACGTTTGCAGATCCTGCATAAATTTTCATCCAAGAATTGCCATCAAACACTTCCATATCGGAACCGTTTAATCTCAACATGCCTTGTGAAGGATTATTATGATTCATTGACACATAGGGAAGCGAACTTCCCCCTGCGGCATACATATGTTTGCTGGAACTATTAACGTTATTAATCATTAGGCCGCCTGTGCTGGAATAATGTATTTGTATGTTGCCAAACCGCTGTCTAGAGTAATCTGGATAGCACCTTCGTTACTCAAACTCATCTTAGTGTTGTTAACATCGGCAATCTTAAGAATGCTCAAGATTGGTAGCACTGGCCAAGTCCAACCGCGATCCAGTTTACCCGCAACGTTTTGTGCAAAAATAAACTCACCGCCGTGTGTGCTTGCATCACCAAAGATAAACTTTAAGTTACCGCCATCTGTCTTTGCTAAGAATGTTGGGTGTTCGTTGTTAGCACCTGCTTGGAAGTTGAAACGCTGTACTGCGGCAACACTTGGTTCTAGTTCAACATCCCACTTAACACCACGAAACTTAACGGTTTTCATCTTTTCGTTAATAATTTCTTGATTCATAAAGCGATAATCATTACGGAAGTCACCGTCTTTATTTTCAAAGTGAATTCCTACCGGAATAGTTTCACCATTTCTTTCAGCAGTTGTAATAGTGATTTTAGCATCATCTTTATATTCTGAACCGTCTAATAGGTATTTGAGTTTATTAAGTTGAGGCATGCCAAAAACACCAACCATATCTGGGTATGGATTAGAAGTTTCTGCTTCCATAATAACAGAACGATCGTCTGCCATTGAATTAATTGTAGTCTTTTCTTCTGTACCTGTTACTTTAACGGTAGTTAAAAAACCTAGATTTTGCGTATGTGATACGATGTCTTGTAAAATATCTTTCATTTAGAGAGTCTCCATGTATATTAAGATTATATTTAGATTTTGAGAAAAAATCAACCCTGAAATCATTCAAAATCAAACAATTTGTTAAATGTATTGTCACTTCTAGTTTGACTGATGTCCCATTCTAGTACTCCAATTAAGTTTTCTAGTTTTTCATCAATCACGGTAGTTTCCATAGTTGCATCATCGAATGGTAAATCTTTAAACCATTGTGGCAAACGTAGTTCGTCTACTGGATAAGCTACTGAGGTATATGCCATCGGATTATCTTTGATTTTACAAACAATGACTTTTGCGCCATCAACGATGTTCATTGAGTATTTGTCGTCAAACATTCTCTTGAGAGTATTCCAATTAAGACTAGCACGAACGTGTCCGGGCATATTAGCCTTACCTTGTTTCTTTTCTTTGGCAGCATATTCTGTAATGTTGTTGGCTCGCTTAGGTGAACCCTTCTCCCAACCAGGTCGAGTCTTAAACTCTGTTCTAAAATCTGTGATGTATTCTAGAACTTCTTCTTTACTATGACCAGTTAAGACCATTTCAAGAACTTTGCTTAGGAAGTCTTGGATAACAACCGGGGTATCTGACCGCTTGAGGTCAAGCCCCATAGCTTTAATCTTGCCTGGCTTTCCTTCGACATCTGTACGTTTTCCTTCTTTGTCGTAGTAGAGGACGGCATATCGTTTCTTTGTAATGAATAGTCCTTTGGAAGCAACAATCTCGCGACCTGCTTTGATGACCTCTCCTCGATTTTTTGGGCAGTGGAAGACATCGGACATAAATTTTGCAAAGGTTCCATTTACTTCTTCTCCTATGGTATCATAAAGTTCAATTACATTTTCACGAGACCACGGTATGGTCCCTTTCTCAATGTCCTTCTTCAGCGTAGTGTATGCTGAGAAGTAACAAGAGTCTGTGTCACCGTAGATAATAGCTTTACCTACATGGTTAAATTCGCCTGTGATAATTTCGTTTACTTTACTTGCCATATGTTTGGCAATTTGTCTACCAGTAAGAGTTGTGGATTGACCAATTCTGTTATCAAAGAATCTACATCCAGGATTAAGAATAGCACCGTATAATGAGTTTAAGTTAATCTTTTTAACTAATTGACGTTTGTCCCAGTATTCTTCTTCAATCTTATTACCTGCTTGAATACATTCTTTTAGTTTGGCCTGCATTTCTTTACGTTCTGAATACCATCTCTTAAGCAGTCCTGGAATAATACCTTCTTTTTCGTAGGTAAAGATAGTTCCATTTGCAGAGATCATCCACGGTTGATTACTTTCAAAAATTAAATCGTAAATTTGTGCTCCGCTAAGAGTATCACTACCGCCGCCTTCCCAGTCAATGGTAATTTCACGACCTACTTCTTTTTCCATTACAGAAGTATATTCTAAAGAACCAAAAATACCTTCCCATGCTGCCGCAAATGATTTGCCTTTAGCCATCTCTGCTTCAATGTATGCTTTAGTTCCATCTGGACGTAGTTGACCAACAATGGTCTCTGGTCCCATGTTCAAAGCCCTAATAGCAGAAGGATAAAGACTATTAATATCAAGAGAACCAATCCACTCATGTATACCTTTCTTAGGATATGCAACATAAGCACCAGCGGCCTGTGTGTCTGCTCCAGCTTCTCGTTGTACACGGTTAGGAACAATCATGCCTCGTCTGTGTGCTTCATTAATAATTGCTTGTTCTGTAACAGCAACAGCACCCATAGTTGTTTGAATAAGAACCGTATTTTCATGTGCAATGGTGTTAGCAAGATCGATAAATTTTAATTTTTTATCTAACTTATCTAACAATGCACAATCTTGTCGGTTATACTCAATAAACTTTCGAAAATCGTTATTGTAAAGTTGATCAAGTGTTCCTTCGTAAACGGTCTTAGACTCGCCTACTTCCATTTCCCCGATCGCGTCCAGTCTGTATGTATGTCTTTCTTCGTATGTGTACTTTCTGTATAGTTCCAACGAGTCAACGTGAACACGCCCAACCAAGTCATAGGTAACAGCAGTTTTGCCAAACTTTTCATATTCTCTCTTTTTTGGATATTGATTCCATAAACAGAATCGACGAGTATCTTCTTTGCTTAGGACTTTGATTACACGATTAACGGTATATGGAATATCAAAACCTTCCGAGTTCCAACCACTTAATACATCTGCTTCTTCAATAAGGGTTAAAAATGTATCTAACATGTCTGCTTCATTTTCAAAGAGCATAGTGTTAGGAAATTCTGCAACAGCCTTCTCAGCTTCTTCCATATTCATAGTTTTTGGAGGAATAGCCAAACAGACCATAGTTTCCATCCATTGTAGATGAACGGCAATGGCAGTAATTGGCATGAATGCATCGTCGGGTGATGCATAGCCACGCTCTGGGTCAAAGTCTACCTCAATATCAAAAAATGCTACATTTAATTTTGGAGCATCAATATTTAGATAATGATCTTCTAAACAGCGATAGATTGGGTTAATGTCAGATTCGTAAAGTTTTTTGTTTGAATGAATTGCAAGTTCTTTGCGAAGTTCTTTTACATTCTTGCAACTTACACGACTTAGGGGCTCGCCCTTGATTGATTGAAATTTACCTTTTGGATCAAGGTAATAAAAAAGGTGTTTGGCGGCATAATCTTTATAGTGCCTTTGACCTTTGTCATCACGTTCAACGACACGAATTGTGTCGTTTTCGCGATCATAGAATGCGTCAACGTAGCTCATTTTTTCTCCTTGCAATTTTTGGCTTGCAAATACCTAAAGTGCGGATTCTGGCCACGCCTACCATCTAAACTTATATTTAATTACTTAGCATTCTAATTAAACCTATGCTATCTATAGTGGTTAGCAAGATGTAATTAGCCAGCATACCAAATGATTTCCTAGTCCAAGCAGCCCAAGCGTACATAGCACAACCAGTGATCCAAATAGGATAAAGTACCAAGAGAGGTGGGTTAGGGACCGTAAGGGCCATTGTGATACTACACCCAATACTAATAGCCCAAGCAAGAAGCTCGACAATAAAGCGGCTACGGTAACTCCTAAAATCATCTTTGATCCACTCTATGGTTGAATTAAAGTATTCTATCATTCTGGTAAACGTTTAGTAACGCCAAGGATCATTTCAACTTCGTCCCATTCAGTTTCGTGATCTTTCCAATTATCTTTATGTGCAATCTTGATTGCTTTATTGATCCAGCTTGGTTTGATTTGCAGCTCTTCTGCTACGGCTTTAACGGTTTCTTTTAGGCCTTCTTGGAGATCTTCAATTTCACGAAGTACATTTCCGCCTTCATTGATAAGTCTCTCAAGTTTGGCTTTTTCTTCTGCACCATACATTTTTGCCATAGTATTCTCCTGTGTATAAAAGTATATTATATAGCCAACAAAAAAGCCAGTCAACTCAGGACTGGCTTTTGTTTACCTTTTGGTAAAATTACTTTTGTGCTTCGGATAACACATCATACATTTCAAATACACCGCCCATTCTTTCATATACTAGCCCGGCATATAGATCTGCTTTCATTCCTTCACCTAGTTTAGATTTAGCAACACGCTCAGCCCAGGCAAATAATTCTTTGTCTTTTGGATCAATTTGTTGTTGACCGCCGCTTTCTTGTACTAGTTTTACCATGTCTTTGAAAGATAGTTTTGTTTCAACTGATTCTGCAACTACTTTCTTAGAAGTTTTTACAGATTCGTTTTTCTTACCAAAGTATTTTGCTTGTTTAGCACTCATACCTTTCTTGCCATCTTTCTTGTCGCCGCCTTTCTTTTTATCTTTAGCAGCTTTCTTCATTGGTTCTTTTTTGTCACCGTCACCGTCGATGTCTGCAAAATCTGGCTTACCCTTTGCAGCTTCAACCATCTTACTAAATTTAGACTTGAACTCAGGATCAATAGACTCGTCTTTCTTTTTCTTATCTTCTTTTTCAGCTTGTTTTCCACTATAGCGATCACCCGCTGTATGTTTCAAACCAGTTTTAGTTTTTTCTGCTGTACCGCCACTAGCTGTTTTTTTCTTGTCGCCTACTTTAGCATCGGCATCAAAAACTTCATCCATCTTTTCATCAGCTTTTTTCTTAGCTTCTGCAATATATGATGAAGTACCTGCTAGCACACGTAATTGTGCATCTTCGTTAAGCTGAACAGCTTTTGGTAATTCTGGAGCTTTTGGTAGATCAACTTGATCGTTTAAGCTATGAATTTTAGTAAGTAATGATTTGAAGTCCATGTTTGAGTCCTTGTATCCTGTATAAAGATCCTATAATATATTTATCTTTTTATGGCAGAGCCGCCACCGAAGATATTAGTTTTCATATCTAGGGCATTTTTAGCTGTACCGTCCTTATTTTTTGCTTGTTTTACTTTAGGAACTGCTGGTGCTTTTGTACCAGATTTGCCTGGGCTACCTGTGTAGCTTTTATTTCCACGATCTTTTCCTATAGCAATATGAGGGCTAACAACCGTGCCGATATTAGCCGATGATGTTGCTCCTGCTGTAGCTGATTCTAAAATATCACGTATTTTCATAATATATTATTTATTCTTTCCGCTTTTCATATTTGCACACCAGTGATACATTTTAGATTTCTCACCCGATGCATTTTTTGCACGTTTGCGTAGATCAGTAACTGAACCAGAACAACTAGCCCCTGAACGTTTTACTCTTCCGGGGCGGCTTTTTCCTTTAACTTTTCCGTCAGCAAAGTTTTCTATAACAAACTCTTTAGCTCTCATCTCATTGCTACCTGGAAAGCCTGATGCTTTTCTTTTCTAGAGTCTAAATGTTTAAGCCCGGGATTGATAGTTTTAGTAACCGCTTTAGTATCTTTAAAACTATCAATTTTTGGTGCTACTCTATTTTTCCAATACCAAACTGCTACTTTAGCAGCAATTTCTGGTTTTTCTACAAGTTCGGGTTTTTGCTCTAACGGCAATCCTAATGCTTGGCCTGCTTTCTTATAATTGTCTCGACCTGTCAGCTGTATGTATCCGCGACCTTTATATTTTGCTCCGTCTCCAACATTTTTATTACCCAATGCTTTTGCTTTTTTAGGAGCATATTTAGGATCATATTTTCGAAAGTCTAATGATCCGCCTATTTCTTTCATGTGTTTAAAATCTAAAGTTTCGTGAGCGCATTGTGCTAAAAACGCTGTAAGCTCGTGACCTACTATACCTGCTTTTTCAGCAGCCTTTTTTAAGTAGACTTCGTGGGGATTACCGGTTACGCTTTTTGCAATATCTTTTTTAGATACCTGTTGAATAACATCCGGTTTAGAATGTTTAGCATTAGCATCACTAGGAGCACCGAATGCCATTGCAGTTCCTAGTGCCCCGGCTGCTGCCCAGTCCTTCCATCCCTCGTCAACTTCTCCCTTAGCAGCAGTTTTTAATGCAGAAAAGACTTTAGATAAACTATCTTCGTCTGCTTGATACTTAATAGCAATACCGCCCGCTTGTTGCCAAGCACGAATGTTTACACCGTAATCGTCAATAAGAATATTAGGAGTACCGTCAGCATTTTTTGCATATTTGTATTTTTCGTGTTCGAATATAATTTTGTCAGCAGGAACATGAATATGTTTTTTCAGCCATTCACGTTTACCTCTAATGCTTCCTTCTTTATCAAAGTTTAATGGGCTGCTTAAAATATTATAACCACCTGCATAATCAACTACTATGCTTAAAAGTTTATTAGCAGTAGAAAATGCCGGAAGGTCACGAAATAATTCATAGGCATTAGAGTCTTTAAAAAATGTTTCCCATTGATCTTTTGTCATTTTATTGTAGTGCTCTACATCATGTAAACCTCCTACATGATTAAAAAGATCAGCAAGGACTCCGTCCATATCAACATAGACTTTCATTCCTTTGGGTAAACTAAACTCTTCTGCTCTCATACTGGACTATATGGATTTAGAGGACGATCCCATTCGCCTTCTTGTGGTGGATAAACAGGATACTCGTTCATACTGCAAAACTACTTCCACAACCGCAGGTTGTTACTGCATTAGGATTTTTGATAGTAAAACTTGATCCCATTAATTCTTCTTTATAATCTATCTCTGCACCGTGTAGATATTGCATACTCATTGCGTCAACTAATACTTTCCATGCACCGCAATCAAATTCAAAGTCATCTTCGTTTTGTTCGTCGTCAAAGGTAAAGCCGTAACTAAATCCACTACATCCGCCACCTTGTACAAAGGTACGAAGTTTTAAATTAGGGTTTCCCTCTTCAGAAAGCAAATCTTGAATTTTTATTTTTGCTGATGGTGATATTGTAATCATTTTATTTTCCTACAGGTTTTTCTCCGGTTAGATAAGGAAGACTGAACCATAATTGAAACCATTCCGGAGTACCTGGTTTAATATTATGTTGTTTCATAAGTTCGCCTTTTTCGTTTCCAGTAATACTTATGTTGCTGCCGTCGTAAGGTTGATAACCTTTAAATTCGGTAATACCTGCAAGACGTTTTAGTTCAGATAAATCCATTATGCTGTGGCTGGTTCGCCTGTACGAGAAACTTCCCATTTCTTGCCAGTCTGTTCAGTTTTCTTACGGCACATGTCTTGCAATCTACGAAGCTGAGCCATTTCTCTGTGATCGTCTGCGTATGTTCCTTGACCAGGAAACACTTTCCATTTTTTACCGTTGATATAGATAGCAAAGTTATTTGGTGGTTCGGTGTTGCCCTCGTCCCAATCATCTTCTCTATTTCTACGTCCAAATCCGCTTACGCTACTATCGTAATCTCTTTGATAAGCATCACGTCCAAAACCTGATTCTTTCATAGGATCCTTTCCTGCCTGTACTTTTTTATACCATGAAATTAATTCAGCATCACTAGCAAGTTCAAGATAGTTTATTTCCCAGTCCATCTTTTTAGCTAAGAATTGAATAATTTGTTGTCTTTTAGATCTATCTAATAAACCTTCTGTTACTTCTGCTGGTTTTTTATGTTTTTCATATCCTTGTTTTTGTGCCTTCTTCATATCTTTATGAGCACCGGCACCTGAGATAACACTTTGTGCAGCATGAGCTACAGGGTTTCTAGGTTTGACATTATACACTTTTGCTCTTCGGCTTTTCTTATGTTCTAATATATCAGATATTTTCATGATGATCTCTTTTGTTTAGGACCCTTACGAGTTTTCCATTTTTTATCAGTGGAACACCAATAGCGTCCATATCCTTCTTTTACTTCTTTCTTTTTAGGATAACCGTGTTTTATTTCTAGTTGATAACCCTGTAATCCTTGTTTATCTAAAACCTTACTAATAAATTCTTCGGCTTCTTTCGCAGAAGAAAATTTATCACCTAAATTATATTTCCTCATTTCGCCATCGATCATTACATAGGCAATAGTAATAGGTTTGACTGGTTCTTCTGCCGCCTGTGCCGGACTTGCTAATAAATTAGCAGCAGCTAAAGCTGCGCCTGCCGTTTTACTTTTCCAACCTTCTTCAACGCTATCAATCATTGGATCAATACCGCGACTTCGGATTCCACCTTTTCTTCTTACTTTAGCAAGTTCTTCTAAGGCATGACGAATTTGTTCTACATTCATTTTAAGTTCGTCAAATTGTTTGGCCATGTTTTGCCATTCGTATGGACTAGCATTGTCTACTCTGCTAGCAAGATCTTTAATTTGTCCAGCTGCTCTCATCATTCTATATTTTAACTTCGCTGGGTTGGCTTTGTCATGGCTATGAATCATAGGATTCATTGGTTCGGAAGGATCCATTTCAATCGGTGCTTCAGATATGCTTTCTTGAATACCCATGCCCTTGCGTGTGAAATCCATTAATTTCATAATCCAATCTTTCCCTAATTTTTGAACATCAAAACCTTGAGACCATAATGCAAATTGCTGTTCTGGAGTAGCATTAGGATCTTTTAAAATGTTACGTAATTTAGTAAAACTCATTCCAGTTCCGCCAGTTTCGGCAGCTCTTGGTGTAACTTCTACATCAAATTTAACATGTTCAAATCCTGGATATTTAGGATTCTTCATCCTTTTAGATAAATGCTCCATCCATTTTTTAAATCCTTCATATCGATCTTCGCCAACCATAACAATGATATGATCGTATGGAGGAGGATTACTTGATGTTACTAATTCTTTTTCAATTTTTTTCATAACTAATCCACCTTCTTGGATCAGCTGGAACATGGCCTTCTTTTCTGGATATAATTTTTGCCATGTTTGTAATTTAACAGAAGCTGGAATAGGATCGTCTGGTCCCACGGCACTACTAATATAAACATAAGGATCAGCATTTAACTGAGACGCTTTGTTTAAAACAAAATCTACAAGTTGTTGATGTCCAATGTGCCCAACAAAACTTCCTGCGGTAACGACAGCAGTTTTGCCCGATCTTCCATCGCCTGTTGCTCCAGGAGGTCTTGCAGATTTAATTGCTGCGTTTTTTGCAGAAATAATATCTTTTTGTTCTTGACTAGTAATTTTAACAGGACCATTCTTTGTGTTAAGAATAATGCCTTCATAATCTTTGCCTAACTTATCCTTTCCTATAATATCTGGATGTTGGATGATAAATTTTGCTAGATATTCTTTGACAGGCTGCAATGCTTCGGTAGCTTCTTTTTTAAGATCTCTTTTACCGCTATTAACTAACGATCGTAATGTTTCAAGATTTTCAATGGGAGGCAATGCCCCAGTTACATCTAAACTGCCGTTAGTAGTTAACGAGTTGTCAATGAACATTGTTGTTCCAATGCGACCAATTTTTCTCAATGCAGAGATGTATTTGTCGCTATTTGGATGTTGTTCGCCAGTTGAGCTTTTTTCAGCAAACAATGGCACAAGTGCTAGAGTAACACCTTCGGGCAACTTGTCATAATGTATGCCAACAAATTTTAATTTACCATCTTCTGTTTCAGTAGCAAATGGTAGATATAAAACTTCACAATGAATTTTTACATCATTGAGAGCGGTATTACCTAATTTTTGATCAACGTTAGCAATGACATGCATCATCTCGTCGTATAGATCATCAAATAACTTAGCCCTAGCTTTTACATCTGGAGCGGCTTGTCTTTCTTCAGCATGTTTGCTGAATGTACCAGGTTCAAACTTAGGACCACTACGACTAGTTTCCATATATGGTTTGCCAGATTTATCTTTACCAAACCTAGCACCAAACCCGTCTACTTTAACGGTCATTGGAACATTGTGTAATTCAAATTTTCCTGTTGCTGAATTTTTTAATTCGTCTAATAAATTTAAAAAATCAGAATCCTTCATTTTTTCTAAATGAACAATTCCTTTTCTTTTACTTTGTACTACTTCGGCTTCGTTAATACTTTCGGATACTTTGTAACTTGCTTTATAATCTTGACGCATTTGTTCAAGATTTTTATGAGGTGTAACGTTTAAAGTTTTTAATGCATAGTTAAGTGCTGTATTTTTTTCTAAGATATCTCTTTCAGGATCGCCTTTATATAATCCTTGTGCGCCAGGAGCATATAGCTTATCAATAAATGCATCAATGACTTTTTCCTTTTCATCCTGAGGAACAACAAGATTCATAATTTCTAATAATCCTGTAAAACTCCATGTCTTAGGAAGAAGTTTTTGTATTTCTGTTTCTTTAACTCTTTTACCAAATATGTTTTGGAAAATTTTTCCAATATTCTTTTCGTAACCACTTGCTGGCAACGCCCTCATAACAGGAAGACCGTCAATTTCTAAAGGCTGTCCGGCATCGTCTAATACTGGTTCATATTTAGGACGAAGGCCTCCGCCTTCTTTGCTACTAACAGCAAAAGAAAACATATTGTCTGTTGTTGGAACATCTTGTTCAACTCTAGCTTTACCTCGGCCAACCATTTTTCTTAATAAAAAATCTTGGCTTGTTAATCGTGTAAATGATTGAATTAGATACTTGTGAAATACACCTTTGATACCTTGGCTTAAATCTTCCCAGCTACTGCTATGACTAAATCCTGCCCAATCAGTGGGTTCGTCTTTTTCATAATCTACAAATTCAAGATCAATCTGTACCTTAATAGGAGGATCAGTTAACTCCCACATTGTACTATATTGTTCGTTGCCTTTACTAAATCCAATTAATTTTCCATTGCCAACAACTTTACCTGTTGAGGATTGTAAAAATTGAACAAGTTCTCCTGCATATTCTTTATTAATTTGTGTATCTATATCGCCAACTTTAGGTTTAATACGTTCAAACTCGTCGTCGGGTAAGTCAGTATTAAAAAAATGTAAACTAGATCCGCTTAAGAATTTTTTACTTGCTAAAACTTTTTTATTCCAAAGTTCGTGACCAACTGATGCAGTAAAACTAGAATTAATTCCGTTTAATAATTTGTCTAATATTGGAACAATATAAGAACGCTTGTGAACTTTAAGATCAATTTGCTGAGCTTGATGGTCACCGGTATCTCCTTGCCAGCCAGGGCTTTGAGTCGAAAGGTTTCCACCTTCTATAAGAGGTAAATTATTTCTCTTGTAGAATAATTCTAAAAGTTTCATTAGTCTTCCTGTTTATAGTCGCCGTTCTCGATATGCTTTTCTTGTTCAGTAGCAATCATTTTTGCTAGTTCAACAATTTTGCTTTCAGGAAACTTTTCATTGGCATCTTCAATATCAAACATTTCACAATAATTTTCTAAACAACTTCTTAAAGGTTTAATGTAAATTGTGAAAGCCTTTGGATGTCCTGCATGTTTTTCGTGGCGCTTTACCGCAGGAAAGAAATATTTTGTTAATAATTCTGTATTATTATCAATATAAAATTTTAAATCGTCAATCCAATCAATGTCAGCTTGCTCGTCATCTTTTGGAGCTCCTATAGCCGACCACATTTCTTTTAATAACATTATTTCTGCTCCGGTGGATTATATTCTACATGCTCTGCGGCAGAATTTAAATGATCATTGGCAAGGGTAATATAACTACTAACCCATCCTGGTAATTCATCACCTTCTCGGATACTATTAAAAAGAATCTTGGCGTTTTTTGCAATTTGAACTAATTCTGCTTTAGCCATGCTTGCTTCGTGATCTGTGGATTCTCTTATCCCTTTAGATCTAGCTTCTTTTTCTAAGTCTAATTTACGTTGCTGTACTGCTTTTGCAAGATCAGGCTCTTTCATAACAACAGGATCAGTTTCAAGATCGTGTAGGGCCTTCTTTTTAGCTTCGTAATCACCCTTAGGGTCTGCTGAATTTAATTCTGTTTCAAATAAAGAAACTTCAAGTTTAGTGATAATATCTTTCATAGTATGGTTCCGTAAGGACATACTATATTTATCTTATTTTAAATGTTAGAAGTTATAGTGAATTGACTGGATAGTACCGTCTTCTAATACGTGACCGGCACGAATCCAGACGAAATTACCAGTAAAATTAACGCTTTGAGACACTACAGGGTTATCTGGATTTGTAATTAGCGTACTATCGTCGCCTAATGTAGTTCCATCAATGTCAAACCAATCTGATTCGCTAGGATCTAATGCTAAAGACCCTTGCAATTTAATAGTTCCAACAAACGAATCAACTCTATAAACTGCTGTATGCAGCGAATTATTTAGGCTATGATACCCAGCACCGATACCCTTTTCAGTATATGTAAAATCTGGAGTTGCCGATTCAGTTGAATAATTTTCTAGTAAAACAATGATTTCAGTGGACATCTCTTATTTAGCTAAAATTTGATAGTCGTAAACCCTACCCACAACTTCACCATTTCGCAATTGCATCATGAATAGAGTTTTTTCGTCCTCTACAAGTACGTATCGACGGTCCCAATTATAATCGGTCTTTATAAACCAACTTTTAACTGCGGTTGACATTCGTATCTTTTCCCCTTGAGTTTCAATCCAAGAAACAAAACTTTCTTTTGCTTCTTTATTTCCTTTTAACTTATGGGGAAGAAGATATACTTTGTAGTTATATCTATTATGAGGTAATTTTTTAGCAAAAATCGAATTTGAATTTGTTTGTTCTTGTTCTTGCCCAGGAAATGGTTCAAATACATGTCTTACATAATCTTTAAATTCTAAAGCAAGATTTTTACAAAATGTAGCATCGTTAGTGTATATGTCGATATATCTACTTTCAATTCTTTTAGTAAATTCAACATTTTTATTTTTTTCTAAAAATGTAACTAGTTCTAAGATTTGATCTTTGTTACTAAATGCTTGTTTTCTGCTGTCAAAATAATAATGTCGATCTTGTTCTTCTGGGTTTAAACAGAATTCTCTAATCTCATCATATGTTTTTGTGCGTAACAAAGATACCCCCTTGATCAAGACGGTAACTTTGTATAACCACTTATTGTAAAACTTTTGACCTGTATACTTTACATCATACGGTTTCTTCATTGGATTCCTCCAAGTTTAACCCTCGCTTCAATGCCTTTTTCTGTTCTTTGGTTAAAATAGGACTAATTTCAAATTTTAGATCGTCATTCTCAATGCTAACATCAACTCGTCCGCCGTTTTGTAATTCTCCAAATAGGACTTTACGGCTCAAAGGAGATTTGAGTTTATTATCAATTAAACGAGCCAACGGTCTTGCGCCCATCTTTTTATCGTAACCTCTTTCAGCTAACCATTTAACTGATTCGGAATCAACAACAATCTCAATGCCTTTATCTTTAAGTTGATCGTTAAGTTCTTTAACAAACTTTTTAACAATTTGACCAACGGTAACCATTGAAAGATTTGAAAACTTAATAATAGCATCTAAACGATTACGGAACTCCGGAGCAAAGAATTTCTTAACTGCCTTGTCGTCCTCGTCGTCCTTGCTTAAGTCACCAAAACCTATGGTATTTTTTTCGTTGTCTGCTGCCCCTAAATTACTGGTCATAATTAAAATAGTGTTGCGACCGTCTGCTTGTTTTCCATTACTTCCAGTTACAAATCCGTTATCCATAAATTGTAACAAGATGTTTGACACATCGGGATGTGCTTTTTCAATTTCATCTAAAAGCAATACAGCATTTGGGTGTTCTTGTAGTTTGGTAATCAACTGACCTGCGTTATCTTCGTATCCAACATAACCAGGAGGTGCACCAATTAATCGAGCAACGCTATGTTTTTCTTGATATTCACTCATATCAAAACGAATTAATTGCATACCCATTTTATCTGCTAACGCTCTTGCAGTTTCTGTTTTACCTGTACCAGTTGGACCTAAAAATAGAAAACTGCCAATGGGTTTATTAGGATTTTTCATACCTGCTTGAGAAACAAAAATCTTATCAAGAAGATTATCAACTGCTGTATCTTGTCCATAAACAGATGCCTTCATGGAACCTTCTAGGTCAGATAAGTTCTTACTTTCTTTTTGTGCTACCATTTCTAGCGGCATATTAACCATTTTACTAAGTTCGTATGTAACCTGTTCAATATCTACCAGTTGTTCAATGCCTTCCATGCCGTCTTCGTCTTTTACTTTATAACGAGCACAAGCACAATCGATAATGTCAATTGCTTTGTCTGGTAATTTTTTATCAGACATATACTTCATAGAAAGTTTAACTGATTGCTCAATTGCACCGTCAGTAATTTTAACGTTGTGATGTTTTTCGTAGTATTTCTTAATACCTTTAATAATTTTAACTGCAAGTTCTGGCGTTGGCTCGTCAACCGTAACACGTTGGAATCGACGCATTAGAGCACGATCTTTTTCAAAATGTTTACGATAATCTTCCCACGTAGTTGATGCTACAAGTTTAATAACACCTTTAGTAAGGATTGGCTTCAACATATTGGCCATATCATTTGAACTTTGATTAGCAGCACCGGCACCTTGCATCATGTGTGCTTCGTCAATGAATAAAATAATCTTGCCTTTCTTTTCTAAAGCACCTAACACAGCTTTTACACGTTCTTCAAAATCTCCACGATACTTACTACCAGCTAGCAATGCTGAAATATCTAAACTATAGACCTGATGGTCTTGAATAAACTTAGGTACTTTCTTTTCAAAGATCTTGCGAGCAAGACCTTCTACAATAGCAGTCTTACCGACTCCGGGTTCACCTACCAGTAAAACATTACATTTGTTTCTGCGAGCAAGAACAAGTTGTACCTTTTCAAGCTCGTCGTCTCTACCAATAACAGGATCAATTTTACGTTGTTTTGCTTGTAGGCTTAGGTTAGTACAAAAAGTATTAATAATTCGTTCCATCTGACTAGGGTTTGTAACTGCGGTTTCTTGGCTTGATTCTTCTTCATTATTAACCATTTCTTGGAAATAATTAATAAATTTTTCTTTTGTTAAGCCGCCTTTGTTTAAAAAATAAAATGCAAAACTATTTTTTTCATTTAAGATGCTAACAATAACATCTGCAACTTCAATACGTTGACGCCCACTAAACAAAACTTGAGTAAAACATCTATTGAGCACACGTTCTACAGCATGAGTTTTTCTTGGTTTTTCGCATTCTGGATTTTTAATATCGCTAAGATTATTTTTAATATAATGATCTAGATTTGTTTTAATAAAATTAGCATCAGCACCGAAGTCGGTGATCATCTTAAATGAATCAGCATCATCCATTATACCAAGAAGCAAATGTTCAATGGTAATATATTCGTGATCAAGGCTTTTTGCCATATTCATCGAATTTTCAAAAATTTGTTGTAGACTTTGACTTGGTTCAATCATTATTCGACTCCGTCTCTTAGTTGTTGTACTTTATGTATTTGATTAGCTGATAGGTTACGTGGAATATTGACATTAATTTTAATTAATAACGGCCCACGTATTTTTGAACGCATATTTGGCAAACCTTCTCCTTTGCAACTTAGTATTGTATTTGATTGTGTTCCTGCTGGAACACTGACACTAATATTTTTTCCTGAGATAGTAGGAACATCTATTGTTGTTCCTAATATAGCATCCCAGACAGAAATATTATGTTCAAAGATTAAAGAATCGCCTTCTCTAATAAATGTTGGATGTTTTCGAATATAAAGATTAACAATCAAATCTCCTGCCGGGACATCTCGTAGGGTTGTGTCGCCCATACCTTCATATCGAATTTGTTGGCCGTGATCTACGCCTGCAGGAATTGAAATATTAATTAATTTTCTTTGCCCGCCGGGTATAGTAATTTCAGCATTTAAATCTTTGCCTTTTAAAACTTCTTCTAAGGAAAGTTCTACGTTAATGTTAACAGATCTATTTCTTCGCATTGGCCTACGTCCAAATCCAAACTGCGAAAAAATATCGTCCATGCCCGGCATGCCGCCACCGAAGTGAAATTCAAATGGGCCTTGGTTGTAAAATCCGCCGCCCATTCCTGGTTGTGCATTAGGATCTCCGCCCATATCAATAATCCGTTTTTTATCAGGATCGCTTAATGCTTCGTAGGCAGTAGATATTTCTTTAAATTTATTTTGGTCACCTCCACGATCGGGATGATGCTTCATCGCAAGTTTGCGATAAGCCTTTTTAATCTCGTCGTCAGATGCACCTCTTTGTAAACCTAGTGTTGAGTAATAATCCATAATACTATTATACAATAAAAAAAGGACCACGTCAAGTAGTCCTTTTATTTAATTAAGATTTACTGAGCTCAAATTATTTTTTATCTGGCTTTGTTCCTTCAACCTTAGTTCCTTCTTTCTTTTCGTGTTTTTTCATAGTTTTGCATTTTTCAACTTCTTTACCTGTTTTGGCATCAGTAGTTTTAATACAAACCTTTTCTGCTTTTGCAGGAGCATCGGCTGCAAATGCAGGGGAAGAAACTGCTAATGCAAGACCTGCTACAAAAATAATGTGTTTCATACTATCTCCTTAAATTTCTGGTTGATCAGGTTGAACCGGCATTGGTTTACCTGTACTGCTCATCATCGGTGCAGCTGGTGCCCCAAATGTTGCTGGCTTAGATACGCCTCCAAAGCTGCTTCCGCTAAAGCTACTTGGGGAGCTTGGTGCTCCGAAACCTGGCGTAGTCGCTGCTGGGAAACTGCTTGGTGCTGCCGTAGCAGGGCCAAATGTTGAAGGGTTACTTGTTGCCATTGGTTGTGCGCCACCATTGTTTGCTCCATTTAGTTTTTCTTGTGTGCGACCAAATGCCGCGATACCTAATACTGCACCCATTGCGATATGGAATAAACCAGCACCTTGTAAGGTTAATGGATTCCATTGTGTAATAGGACTATGTGTTAGAGTTTGTAACAAACTCCATAAGATTGGAAATACAACCATGTCCATCATGCAGACAACCATATACATCCAACCCATCATTGGACGCCATTTAGCATTCATCCAATCTTCTTTTTTCTTTTCACTTTCGCTCTTTACTTCTTCAGTCATTGTCCGCTCCTAATTTATTTTAGAACCAAAGGAATAAACCATTTAGGCTCAATAATACTCCGGCGCCCGCTACTACAAAGCTGCCCCAGAACATTGCCATGCTAACTGCAAGAATACTTGCAGATAATACAACAATAGCTAATTGATACGCTGTTGAAGCATAACCAATCCATGGGCTAGACTTTTTAGCAATTTCACGCTCGTGTTCCATGGCCTTTGCTTTAACAGCAAGTTCTTTCTTGTCTTCATCCATGCGTTCTTTTTCAGCCATGAACGCTGCTTTAAGTTTTGGATCAGCGGTTGTCTTAGCGGCAATCTCGTAGCTAACTCCACGACCTGCTTTGGCTTGATATTGTGCCCATGTATTGTTAGCACCTAGTGTATTGTTTAATACCGTGCTAGATAATTTGCCACTATACCATGCGTTAACCGCTAATAATAATGCAAATACAGAAATAACCATACCTGCTTTGTCTTTTAGTTTTGCTTCACGCTCGCTGCGTGATCCCACTGGAGGCTTTGGTGCGTCCGGATCTTTGGGTTGCTTGTTAACTAAATTTAACACTGAATCAATTAATGCCATTCATCGCTCCTTTAAATACTAACTTTATTTAAGTGTTTCCCAAATTTTTTGTTGCCCTTTGTACCATGAAATCCAATTATCAACCTGTGCTTTGCAATCGTAATATTCCTTGTAGTTGTCTGCTACAACTTCAACAATGGCGCTAAGTTTGTCATTTTTAGGATCTACGGTTTTTAGATCGGGACAAGCTTCTAATAATTCTTTAGGAACCTCGGGCCATTTAGGAATTACAGGAGCAGTTGAACATCCTGCTAATAAAGTTACTGCTAATAAAAGTGCTAATTTTTTCATTTTTTAGCCTCTGGATTAGTTGCAGCTTTATTAACTAACTCGTTTACTCGAGGGTCTATTTTGCATTCTGCATTGATAATTTTTTCAACTTCTTGAATTTGTGTTTTAACCGTATTGTAGTATTCAACACGAACTTTTTGTTTCTTTTTCTTTTCTTCACTTAATTGTTTATTAAGGTCTGAACTAGCACGTTCTGCCTGTGCAACTTTATCTTCTGCTTCTTTTACCTTAGCTCTCCATTCTGCTTCAGTATCGTAGCCACCTTTAAAATAAACCCCAGCAACTAATAATACAACACTGACAATTTGTAAAAGTAAATGATACGGTGCTAGTGCAGGGAACCAACGTACAATTCTATGTAATAAAAAGAAACTTAAAAATGTACCAATGGCACCTGCTAGTAATACTAGGTGTACAGCATAAATTAGTACAGCATCCGGTACCCACGCTAGCATCCACATAAGTTATGCTCCAAAAACGTGTAATGCGTGATTATAATGTTTGATACGATCTTCTAAACCAATAGTACCACCGTTGATACGCTTGGTTAATGTTAGGATGTCACCTTTGTCTGCCCATTGATTTAGGTTGTTTGTTTCCCAGAACCAGCAAGCTGATTGCACAGCACCTTCGAATGTCTGTAGGTATTCTGCCGCTTCCTCTACAGGAATATCTAAACTGGCAGCAAACCAGGTATAATTTTCTTTACCTGTTAATTGAATTAGTCCGCGACCGCAGTAACGATAACCGTCGCCAGAGTCTTCTGGACCGTTACCCATACGATTTGCATAAATGCGATTTGCTATAGCTTCTTGCTTGTTAGGTAAACTAGCATAGTGATTAGCTGTTGCATCGTCTGTAAAATACTTAGGAAAAATCTTACGTAGACTAGGTGCTTTATAATTTAAGTTTTCTTTTAATACACGAAATCCACCTGATTCGTGTGCGCATTGTGCCATAAAAGCTGCTACACGTTGGGGGGTGTTAATTTCATAATCTGGTAAAATTTCATTTAATGCTTCGTACCAATGATCAATATATGGATTACCTTTGATGATATCTGCTACTTGATCTCTAGTAAAGTTAAATGTGAAGCTCATTGTTCGATCCTTTTCAATAACATAGAACGATTACCGTTGTTAAAAATAAAATTTTCTCCAACCTTATTAATGCTGTAATCGCCTAAAACTTTTGTAAGCCAGAAAATTTCACTAGTTGCTTTTTCGTCAACAACATATGCACCTTCTGTTGCTTCTAAAATAGATTCTGGAGTATCGTCTTTAATAATTTCTAGTTGTACCTTAACATCAAACGGTTTGTGAATTGTTATCACGTTGTTGTTTAGAGTTAAGTTATCCATTAATGTTTTTGTAAAAAAACGCTTTACATCTTCAGTTCTAACCTGGCCCATGTGTTCTTCGTAGGCACGTGAATCACCGGGAATAATTTTTCTCAATGTTTCTTCGTTAACTTCGTGAACATCGGAACTTCTGTGATATTTAAATTTAAAATCATCTACGCCGGTTAATTTTTTAACTCCGTAACATAATTCTTTAATTTGTTCTGCTAGCTTAGGGCTTCGGTTTAATTCTACAAATACTGAATATTCACCTTTTTCGTTTTCGCCTGAACTAACGTCAGCGTCTAAAACAAAATGATAACCCTTTTCAATGAATTCCATTAGGTCACGTGCAGGAGATCGATCTTTGACCTGAAAGCTAACAACACAAACATCTTTGTCCTCTCCCATCTTAGATTTGTATGTGTCAACTTCAAAAAGTGAATATACTAAATCTTTAAGGTCGTTGGTTCTTAAACCTTCGTTAAGTTGCTTATGCATTTGTCATATCCTGTACAGCTTCTTCGCTGGCATCTGGCGCTGCTGCTGCTGCACCATATTGATTAACAACATCTTCTATTTTGTTGCTATCTAAATTTCTATGGCCTCGATCTACGTCAGCCATTAATTTTTTAGGCATAGTAATACGAACTAACCAGACATCTTCGTGATCAATTTTGCCTTTCTTTGTACCAGGGCGAATATCATCTGGTTTTTTAATTTTTCTTACTTTAGCAAGTCGTGTTTCACCAAACTCAACTTTACAACCGTATTCTATTAAACGTAGACCGCCCTTAGGTTCAGGCATTTGTTTTTTAGGCCACATAAAAGTGCATTCTACAAAGTAACGACTTTCATTAGGACCAGCAACAAGCTCTCCGTCAATCCAGTTATCGAAAACATAGATATCTAGCTCATCAACAACACGCTCAAAATCTTTAAGTAATTTTAAGCTATTATTGCTGCCGTAAATGTTTTCGATGTTATTAATAATATCTTTTAAATCGACCATAATATCTCCCTTTGTATTTATCGCGAAAATTTAATCATTACATATATCTTTTTGTCGCAGATGTTAAATATCTTTGTGTTCGGCCGACGGACACTACGGTAGGGTCCGTGCCTAACACCTAAAAAGGAGGGCTAACCTTATATGAAGCGAAAAAGAGCGCAAGTTCAGCAAAAAGAGCAGTATGACCCACGTTTTCAAAGCAACGTAATAAATATTGATCATAGATTAAACGAGAAGCGTAAGCGAGTTCAAATCTATCCCAAGAATTTAAGTCAAGAGACTTATCTACTAAAACTTAACGATCCCAACAAAATGATAATTTTTGCCATCGGGCCTGCGGGCACGGGTAAAACCATGCTGGGCGTTCAGTGGGCAATTGATCAGTTAAAGTACGGTTCTGCAGACAAGATCATTATTACTCGACCTGCTGTAAGTGTTGACGAGCAACACGGATTCTTGCCCGGGGATCTAAATCAAAAAATGGAACCCTGGACCAAGCCTATTTTTGATGTTTTCGCTGAAAACTTTAATGCTAGAGAAATTGAAAACTTTGTACGTGAGGGGGTGATTGAAACTAGTCCTCTAGCATATATGCGCGGCAGAACTTTTAAAAATGCGGTCATCATAGCAGATGAAATGCAAAACGCCACACCGTCACAGATGAAAATGCTGTTGACTAGATTAGGACAAGGAAGCAAAATGGTTGTAACTGGGGACTTACAACAAGCAGACCGTCCATCAAACAACGGCTTATTAGAGTTTTTAAAGTTATATAACGACTTTAAAAATCATAGATATGTGGACATTGTTCACTTTGACATACAAGATGTAGAACGCCACGAGGCGGTAAAGGAGATACTATCGATCTACGGTGACTCTTGATCATTAGGAAGATGGGGGGTCAATTGATCCCCTATCGTTCTTTTATAAAATTCTAGCATGTCCTCATAACCGGCCTCTGGATTGAGACCATTTTTGATACACTTTCTTTCTTTAAAGTCTAAGATGACTTTAGCGGTTTGAATGTGTCTCATTTTTAATGCATTTTTAAATTCTGTAATTTCGTCATGCCTACCATTTGGTTTTAGATAGTAGGTAACAATCATATATCGGCTGCTCATAGTCTACCCAATTTAATTAATGTCGCTGAAAGATTAATTTCTGGATCGATAATTAATGCATGATCAACTAACCCTTGTTTAATAATCAAGATTGCTTTATCTTGATTTTCTTCTGATCCAAAGATTTCGACGTTATTATACAACCATGTATATACTTCTTCCATTTCTTCTGCACGTAGTTTTCCACATAACATTTTACGTGCTTCATTAATTTTTCCAGCCTTAAACAAGGTAACCATATCAAACTTCCAGTCTGCTTCGCCTTGATCGCCTTTGTTAGGAGCAGCTAGTTTGCCTTCATTAACATTTTGTTGTACTAGATT